GTAAGTGGCTAAAGTGGATTAATTATCTAACCAAGTTTGAAGATATTGATGATAATTCTTTTTGTTAATAAATAAAAACACTATATTTGTAGAAGATATGAAAACATCGAAGGACGTTGTAGATAACATCAGTGGAGACCTACCATTCTCTAAAGAAATCATAAGAAAAGTTGTTAATAAAACCTTTTCTGAGATAAGAGAACGCACAGGTAAAGGTGAGAAAATAATGCTAAGAGGCTTTATGAAGTTTGTTTGTGCTACCAAAAAGAAAACCAAAACGTATAACCTAGAAGATTACAAAAAGTTAGAAACAAAAGAAAAATGAAACCAAACATTATAGTAGTAGGAAAGAGTGGCTCAGGTAAGTCATCGTCCTTGCGTAACCTTAACGCAGAAAGAACAGCAGTATTAAACACAGAGAGAAAGCAACTACCATTCAGAGGAGCAAACAACTTCAAGAATGTGCCTATCCCTGACCTTAATACATTCAATGCAGCGTTCAAAAAAGCAGTTGAATCTAAAGATATTGATACTATCGTGATAGAATCATTCACTTCTCTTATCGAAATGATATACAGAGAGGCTGATGTTAGATTTAAAGGCTTTGACGTATGGTCTTTTTATAATAAGGAGATAGACCGAATCCTAAATTTAAGCAAGAACACAGACAAGCATATTATATACTTGGCTATTGACGGGGCTTATGATGGAGAAGACGGAGTGCAAGAAAGATTTGTAGCTGTCGATGGTAATAGATGGAAGAAGAGAGTAGAAAAAGAATTTGTTCTTTGTTTATTCACTGATAACCATTATTCAAATGAAGATGGAGGTACTAAGCATAGGTTTAGAACTCAATCTCAGGGTAAGGACTCAGCGAAAAGCCCAATGGGAATGTTCGAAGAGCTCTATATAGATAACGACCTAGCACAGGTTATAGAAAAGTGCGAAGAGTATTATAAATAGTAACAAATAAAGAGAACAATTATGTTTCCAGATTTAAACACAGTAGAAGTAAAAGAACAAGTTAGCTACCTACCAGCAGGTATACACCAAGTAAGTGTAGTTAGCATGAGTAACTCTAATCAAAAACAAGGATACACAGGTACGCCTTATGTAGAGTTTAAAGTATCTAATGATGATGGTATTTCAAACCTTAGATTTAGTGGGGTAGAGAAAAATGTAACATCAGAGAATGCAGCACGTGTTCGTACTGAAATCTTTAAAGGGTTCTTGCAATCAGCAGGAGCTAAGTCATTTAACAATCTACCCGTAGCTTGTAAAGAAGTATTAGGTAGCAAGATTACTGTATGCTTAAGAGAGCGTGAGTATTGGACTAACGATAAAGAAACAGGAGCACCTGTAATTAAGAAAATGGTAGAGTATAAATTTGCTAGCGCTGCAGGTAAAAGTATTACCTGGAAAGACTCGTATAATAAAACTCTTTCAGAGTCAGACCAAGCATCATATCAGGCTGCACATGATGCCTTTATTGGTAGTAATTCTGCAGTATCTGATGATACAATGCCATTCTAATATATAAAGTGTAGTAGCTCAGGGAATTGGCCTTTGGCCCGATGAGCTGCTACTACTTTTTATTATGAAGTTAAAGCATATAGCTAAGGTTGTAGAAAAGAACCTACACTTTGCAGACAGGGATAGGTTAGATGATGACATTGCTAGATACCAAGGTAAAACTATCGAAGTAACTATCAGTGAGTACAAACCTAAAAGAAGTAACCAGTTGAATCAATATTATTGGGGAGTAGTGGTAAAGATTATATCCGACTATACAGGGTATACAAAGGAAGAAACCCACGAGCTGTTAAAGCAAACTTTTTTAAAAAAGAAAGTCCTCGTTAATGATGAATGGTATGATACAACTGAAAGCACTACAAAGTTAGACAACAAGAGAATGTTAGAGTTCATTGAGCAAGTAAAGCAATGGGCGGCAGAAACATTTTCCTTGTATATACCAGACCCTCATGAAAAACAATGAAATATTTATTCCGTTTAATGTAAGTTCAAGTAAGAACAGTAAGCAATGGACGGGTAAGATGCTGATAAACAGCAAAGCAACAAGGACTTACATACAAAAAAGCAAAGAAGCTTATCTAAACAACAGAGATAAATTCCTAGAGCTTACTAAAGGATTAAGTAAACCATTACATATATCATTTTATTTCATACGCAACAGTAAGAGAAAGTTTGATTATATCAATCCAGCTCAGACTGTTCAAGACCTTATGGTTAAGTATGGTTATATAGAAGATGATGACGTGTTCAACTTAGTACCATACTTTCATGGATACCATGTAGATAAAGAAAACCCAGGAGTAATAATTAGAATTCTTACAGATGCCAACAAACAAGAAACAAAAGAGAATTAGTGACTTCAATAATGAAGTTATCGGTGTATATACACAATGGCTAAATGCTCTGGACCATAAAAGCGCTATCGCTGAAGCATTATGTTTATATAAAGAACTACCTGAAGCTCGTAGAACAGAGATAGCACAGGAAGTTATAGATGTAGCAATGCTTAAGAGATTGCAACAAAACACAGGAATAAAGGTACTAAATGTAAAAGAAGATGGGACAGCAGAAGAATTACCAGAGTAGAGTTATAGTTGTTGAAACTCAAAAACATGAGAGAGGAAACATAGAAGCTGGAAGCATACTAAACTACAGCGAACAATACGATAGGTATGTATTAGAAAACGAAGATGGGATTGTTATATGCTCAGTAAGCTCAAATTATAATGACGAAATCCCTAACATTTTTAAACTAATAGACAATGAGTAAGGAAAGAGAAACACACGCAACAAGATTGATAGCATACCTAAAAGAATATGGTAGTATCACATCTTTAGATGCGTTTAAAGAACTAGGTAACACTAGATTAGCCGCTACTATTTTTATCCTTAAAGAGCAAGGGTATAAGTTTGATACGGAAAACATAAGCGTTCCAACAAGATGGAATGATTCAGCAACAGTAGCTAAATACACAATCAATGAGGGAAAGTAAGAAGTTAGAAGATAGCTATATAGTAGACGATGAATCGTACTTCGCTGATAGCATGTATGTAACCAATAGTATGCTTAAACAGTTAATGACTGGTAGTACTATGAGGTTAGAGCATTACTTAAACATGGAACATAAAGAAACTGAAGCTTTATTAGTTGGTAGTGCATTCCACTGCTACCTGTTAGAGCCAGATGATTTTGACAAACGTTATGTATATGCCCCAAAGATTGATAAAAGAACTAAGGCAGGTAAGGAAATGTACGCTGAGTTCTTAAAAGATATTGGAGATAGGAAAGCTATACCAGCTCACTACGAACACTCCTTCGAGTGTATGTATGATAACATTACAAGAAACGAAAATGCTAATCATCTAATTCAAGAGGCTAAAGGTCGTGAGACTATTCACTTCTGGGAAGATGTTAAGACTGGTCTTAAATGTAAAGGTAAAGTAGATGTTGAGGGTAAAGATTATTTAGTAGATATAAAAACAACAAGTAAGGGAGCAGACCACGAAAGCTTTAATAAGTTTGTTAACGACTACAAGATAACCCAACAAGCAGCATTCTATCTAAACGGGACACAAAAGAAAGATTTCTATTTCATTATGGTAGAACTTAAAGCACCCTTCGGTGTAGGTATATACAAGATGAGTGAGCAGGCTATTGAGTTTGGTAACAAGCAAATAGATTCTACTATAGAGTTGTATAAAAAATACATTAACGAAGATTTATCTTCAGACCTTAACGGAGGTAATATAGTAATAGTTTAATGGAAAAAGTATTTGTATACGGAACATTGAAGAGTGGGTTTAGTAATAACAGATTACTATCCCATTCTACTTTGTTAGGACCAGGGGTTACAGAAAGCTTATATGCTATGTATGAAGATGGTATCCCTTATGTTTCTAAATCAAGTGAGCAATCACAAATATCAGGAGAGGTTTATATGGTTGATGAACAATCACTTAAAGACCTTGACTTATTAGAAGGACACCCACGTTGGTATAAAAGAGAGAAAACAAAAATCTCTTATTTCGATGTTGAAGGTGAATTAATAACAGACTATGCATGGTTGTACTTTAACGAGCATATACCAAATAGAGCACGTCTAAATAGTGTAGGAATTTATGGACACAAAAAATCAAGCTGGCTTAACACCTTATTATTCTAACCCAAAAGTTAGAAAAGAGATAGATAAATTACTAGCTCAAAATGCTACAGTTCAATGTAACCTAGGCATAGATAGTACTAAACAAGAAAAAAATGAAGGACACCGTAAAGCAAAAGAAATTAGTAAGCAAATCAAACTCTTGGACGAAGCCTTCGCAAAAAGTGCATTCCCTGAATATATTAAGCAGTAATAAAGAAATTATAATAGGACTGTTTAAACATGCTTACGAAAGTAATGACATAGAATTAAAACATATAGGGACTAGAAAGAGAAAGTTTGTTGAAACTCAGGCTATTATAGTATCTATAATACATGAATACTTTAAGCTAACTCTTAGCCAGATAGGTCATATTATTAGTAAGCATCACGCAACAACTCTTCACTATATAAATTTATACGAAGATGTTTTATGTACGGAAAAGAAAAATAGAGAGTTGCATGAAATGTTATCAGAGTATGTAAACAAAAAACTTTATGGAGCGAAGGGGTCTGAGTCATACGACATAAACTCCAAAGACAATAAAGAACTTAAAGCTCTTTGTAAAAACCTAATACTTGAGAATAAAAAGCTACATGCTAATATAGAAAGTATAAAATACTTATTAAATGTATAGCGCTCCTATTTTTTTCTTATGTATAGGCTATAGCGTAAAGAAATATGTTTCTAAAAACAAAAAGATAGTACTTGAAACGGGTACAAGTTTTAGGACATCTAATGTAGTTTGTATTGGTAACACAGTAGAAGTACTCAATGATGAGTATTGGAATGGTAATTTATTATCTAAGTTACATGAAGATAATAAAAGTAAGCATGGTTGTGTAATTGAAGTAACCATGATACATGAAGAGTTGTCTGTAAATGGTTGTACAACTCGAAGATTTGAACGAGAGTTTCCTGCGTGAGTAGGGTAGTATAACTAGGTGATGTTTAACTTGTTAGACATCAATTTCTATCGCCTAGTTCAGTACGAGAGCAAGCTGCGTGAGTGCTGCAAAACATACGAGAGTACCAAGCGTGAGTTGGGCATAAAGTGAAAAGTCCTAGCTGGGGAGCTAGGCAAAAGTCAGCGTTGAAAGTAAAGAGGGTGGTGGGAACTTACCCTCCTTGCTTCAACCAACTAAAACGCATTGTGTATGGCACGTTGCGAAAAATTAAACGAAATAAAACAGATAAAGATATGAATTGGATTAAGAAATTATTTAGTAAAAAAGCAGAAACTAAGCAATGTGATATACACGTTGTTAGCAGTAGTTTAAAGCACACAATGACTTTAGGCATTACACCATCAAGTTACTTTGAAAACAACAAGCCTAACTACCAAGTATTAAATATAAACTATAATGTTGGAGATGGTGAAGGAGATTTAGTAAGGGTTACTTTGCAAGTAGGATTAAAAGTAGATGTAATAAAAATAACTTGCCAAGAGGCAATTAGTTTAGGCTTTATAAACCCTTACGGATTAAATAACTATTGCCGACATAACTAAATTGCTGCTAACAAGAGATATGAAAGACTTAGATAAAGATATTAAAGAGCTTATAGGCAAGAAGAAATTCTACAAGAACCGAGATAGTAAGAAGTTTAATTATTACTCTAAGCTATCCAAACTAAAAGCTAAAGAACTAAAAAACTAAGATATGAAAGCAGAAGATAAAGACTTAAATAGGTTAATTGATAAGGTAGATAGAATATTAGAAAAGGAACTACCTAAAGATGTTGACAGCCTCATTGAATGGGGGGAGAAATACACCAACCAAAGAGTTATAGAGGAGTTGGAGTTAATACTTTCAATAGAGAAAGAAACAGGGATAGTCCCTATCAATGCTTTAAAGCATAGAATTAAAGAACTAAAAAATCAAATAAAATGAACATAGTTTTAATTATTGTTGTATCTATAGCTATTTATATAGCTTACGAAGCTGCACAGTATTCACGTTTAGAAAAAGAAAGAAATGAAAGGGCTTATAAACAAGATTCTATTAAAAGCAATAGAAAAAAGAAAGACACTAAGTGTTGTTCAAAGGTATCTGAAGATAAAGCACAATGTAAGCGCAAGCCTAAAAGTGTTAAAGGCAAGGTTAAAGTATCTAAAAAATGAGTAGCAAAAAGAAACCTATAGTTGTGATATTAGATTTGTTTGGAGAATGGTATCATACAGAGAAGTTAAAAAGTCCAGATACTAATCCTACTGTTCAAGAGTTTTGTCAATATATGGCAGACAAAAACAGAATAGATGAATTAGCAGACAATCAAAAATATCTTCTATCGCTACATGAAGCCTTAGGAATATAAGTTAATTCTTACATTGAAAGCCACAGCTTTCATACCAATTAACTGCAAGCTGATATATACACTCATCGACAAGCTCTTTAGGGTTTTTGTCGTGAGTGTTTATACTATACATAAAATCTTGTAGTATTAAATATGTAGAATCTGTATAAGGCTTAGATATTTTAGACATATATAAAATTTTAAGTTTTTTTAATAAGCCTTCACCTATGAACGGTAGTGGCTAGCTTACGGGTACGTTATAGTAATACTCACACTGCATACCATTCTTCTTATGCCATACAAAAGCGTGAGCTCTTTTAATAGAACCAATGTATCCACTATCATCATGCCATTGGTCTGTAGGTGACATACTTCCTAAATGCCTAACTGCAATACCGTTCAGTTCTTCAACCTGACCCATCGTACTTGATTTAAGGCTATGTAGATGCCCTCTATGGACTTCTATGTGTCTTACACTACTCCATACCTCTCTAAATCGTTGAGAGATAACAGACGCAAGGTTTTTATAATTCTTAACTCTATGACCGTGGTCAAATATTAGTAGACATTCGCCGTACTTATATGCTTTCATAAGTGGACGGCTATTGTCTACCGTTACATGGGGGGTGTTTTCATATATAGCTTCAAGTGCATCACCCATATGTAGCATAGATTCCTCGTCATGATTACCAGGAATAACGACAACACGAACAGGAGCATGAGAAGCCAAGCCATTGATAGCCTCAACTAACAACTTCCTTCCAAATCTATATGCATCGTATGCAGACACTGTATTACCTTGGGGTGTACCTGCTGTAGTTGAGTTAAAAGGGTTAGACTTGTCTATGTTTAGAAAGTCATTACCTACTACAAATACTATTTCTTCAATTTTAAATCCTTTTGCTCTAGAAAAGAGGGAATCAATAGCACTGTGTAACCTATCCCTGCCCACATCAAGAGAATAAGAATCACCATCAATGCCCAGCTTACCAAGATGCAGGTCGTATGCCCCAATTTCGAGCAGGTATCCATCTTCATCTTTAGTATTAATTTTTGTAGGCGCTTTAAGTGCATATGATTGAAAAGATTCGAATAAGTCTTGTTTTAAATCCTCCCTTAAAATAGTTATATTTTTCCATATATCTATCTTCTTGAATTTAGCTTTAGTTCTATACATGGTAACAGTAACAGGTTTCCTGTCATTATCAAAACCAGTTACTTCGTATGTACCAATATCAAACCAGTCTACCTCCCAAGTGTCAAGGTCTACTTTACAGTTAATAATAAGGTCGTCTAGGGATTTTACTCTACTACTGTTCTCTACAGACACTACTAAAGAATCTTTCTTTTCATTAGTAATGACTTTCTCTTCAGGTGTTTCTGCTGATGAGTATGAACCTGCCTTTAATTCGTCATCAAATGCAGCTCTTAACCGCCTTGCTTGACCTCTTACAGATTCGTATGTAGTGTTAAACATGCTAGCAGTGTATGCATAGTCTCCTCGTAATTTGTCTGGATTCTTAAGTAGATAACTACGTAATTCATCATTCTTTTTACTTTCTTCCACGATTTCTTGCTCTGTTTTTAGATTGCTTCTCTTTAACTAGCTTACCTTTTTTAGTGTGTGACATATCTTTACCGTCGCCATTACCATATGTACCAGCTTTACGATTTTTAGCATTAAGTTCTGCTCTATATTTCTTACGTTTATCACTAGAATGATATTTTTTATCGTAAGCCTGCTTTTTTTTACGAGCTTCAGGGTTTGCAGCGTAGTATTTTGCACTTCTACTCTTACCTTTTCCCTTACCCGCTAATGAATTTCGTGCCATAACTATCTACTTGTGTCTACATTCATAAATGCTATATAAAAAAGAGGTATATAAATATGAAACTCAAAGTATGGATGTGTTTCTGAGGGTTCAAAGCTCCTGATGCCAAAAAGAATACCCGTATATAAACCTATATCTATTGTCATTACATTATATTTTTCTTGTTAACTCCTATATCCTCTAACCATCTTCTAACTTTTATACCAGCATTAGTGTTAAAGAATAGAGAAGAAGAAGCTATCTTTAAATTCTGGTTGTATAATAAATGATACATAACTATATGCTCTAGACTATCGTACTGCTTCCAAGTAGCGGTGTCAGAAACTTTACCATCTAATTTACCTCCTATATATGCTATATGTTTGTAAGATTCATTATTAGATGGGTGCTCCTTCCCCGCTTTATATCTTGAAAGCTGTCCGTTGAAGTGTATTATATCACAAGATACAGATAAATTATATTCTTTTTTCTCTGGTACGTAGTCTTTTTCTGTACCTGTAGAGTGTATTACTAAATATTCTATCATGACTTAAGTTGTATTAACTTTTCCAAGTAGACAGCTAAATCCATTGCCTCTTCTTGTGCGTGTTTAAGCCATTCTAACTCACTTAAATCGCTTCGCTCCATCGTAGTGCCATATTTTTCTTTGCCTACCTCAGACCGCTTTATAATCTTATGGCAAACTTGCTCCTCTATGCCCATTTTATTTCTTTTTTATCTTCTCTATAGACCTCCCAGCAAAGTACGCTCCATATACGGTGATTAAAAGCGTTTGGTAGATTGGAACATAGGAAGGTGTAATAGAAAATCCATTTATGTTTCCATCAAAAATAGAAATGACCACAAATATTGCAGTTAAGAAAATGCATATAAGTGGTCTTATATTCTTACTAAGCCAGTTGTCCGACTTCATGTCAGCTTCCCATCGCTTTGTGACTTCCTGTTGAGCCTGAACTTCGGCTTTCATAAGAACTTCTTCTATAGCCCGTTTAGCAGCTAATCTTTCATCATCAGAGGTGGTGAGGTTATCTACTATATTACCTACACTTGATATAATGTTTCCACCTAATATATCTAGAAGCTTACTCATACTTGTGCGTATTTATATTTAGTGTCGTTGTCTTCATCTTTGTAGGCTTCCAACACTTGCTTTCTATTGCCCTTCTTTTTTAAAGATATATGTATCCAAGAGAAATCAAATTCATTAATCATTTGGTCGAATTCTATACCACTCTCTAATACCCAGTTATAGATTTCTTTATTAGATATTTTACCATCTTTCCAAAATTGCAAATCCAAAGCTTCACCTTTACAGTGCTGGCTTTTAATACTTCCACCGATAGCCCGATTGACATTTGGATTCCTATAACCACTGCTAATCCTAATAGGTCCGAGAGCGTCACGCATAGGTTGTATAAGGTTAGAAATAATCCGTTGAATATTTCGTAGATGCTCTTTGCTTGGTTCATTGTCTAGTCCTAATCTTTTAGCTGAATTACTGCGAGTGACCTCAGACAATACAAAATTCTTACTTAATCGCATCTATATATACCTTTCTAGTTAATACTCCATCACTCGCTATGTATAATCCTTTAGTTGGATTAACCTCTCTTCCAAGTAAATCGTAATAATGTGTTGGTATAAAGTTTATCCCTTCATTTATCTCTTCAACCCCTATAGTTAAACACCCTACATCAACTAGCTGCTGCGTCTGGTCTTGAGGCCAAGTACCTAAAGAATCTATCCAATCTACATCAGATAAGAACCCATACTCTGTATCATCTATATATAGATAAGCACCATTCCATCCATCACCATAACTATCTTGCATGTTGATTTGATAGTACTGAGGTAGTATAGCTGCACCAAAATAAGGAGCTCCGCCCTCTAAGATGATACTTCCATTGCAAGTAAGTATTTGCCAAGTAATCTCTGCTGAGAAATCTCCTGCTGTACACTCTACAAATGCTTGAGTTTGCTGGGCATTAGCATTTTTAGATATACCTATAAGTATAACAAAAGCTATAGCTATAGCTAAAACTAAATAACCTGATTCTCCTAATTCTTTTTTATTCATTACTGAAACTTATTAAAAGTTATTTCATCTATTATTGCTTGTACTTCTTTTTTTGTTGCCTCTAACTGCATCATAATAGTAGGGTTAAACCTACTTTGCTCAAGTCCGTTATCAAATACTATAACAGTAGGAACTGATGTTACTTTATACTTAGACTGGAGGTCAGAGCTCTGAACTATACAAACCCTGTATACGTTACAATCTTTCAATGAGGGTAAAAATTCTACCTTATTACCATCGTTCCACTCTACATAGAACTCTACTACCACCGTTCCTTTAGCTGTCTTAGAGTCAAATGAACTAGAAGTAACAAATTCTTGAGCTACAACATTTGTAGTGAATAGTAGTAATGAAAGTAGAAACTTACTCATAAAGCTTTTGTTTAATTAACTTCATGTCTTCTTTTATTTCAGAGACATCATCTTGAGTGTTCATAATAGTCTGGCGAATTAATTTGTCCTTCATGTCAAATTCCATCCTTGTTATAACAGGGTCTGCAGGTTTTGGCAACTCTTTAGCTTCTGCTATATCGTTTTGTAGTGTAAACCACATACCTACAAGTGTTGCTATTAAGAATGCTATACCTCCTAGCGTTTTTAAGCTTACTTGTACCGAGCTGTCTTCACTTAATTCTTTAGCCATCTATTAAAATATTAAATAATTTATTCCTGTTTTCATTTCATAAGACTTTATATCCCAATACTTAAGGTGTCGTCCTTCTACAAATATACTAAAATGTTTATTAAACTTAATACCTAGTACTAATCCTACATCCCACTCAGTACTTTTATTAGGATAAGAATATGAATAATCACTCAGCCCTTTGTGTATGGGGTATACAGAAGCCCAAGAATGTAGCCAAGCTTGAGCCGAATAGAGATAGTAATCGGCTCCGAGAACTCCTGAGACTTCTTGCTGAAGGCCCATATTTCTTAATTGTTGCTTATTATACTCATTTACAGCATCAGTAAAATGGTATGTATAAAACTCTACATCCGACATGGATACACACTCTCCATTTCTTGTCCAGCATTGATTATCGTCACTATAAAACCCAAAATCATTAGCTAATTGCCACCAATGTTTATTTTCTGGAATAGCAAACCAAGCCTCGACAGGTGAATAACCATATACAGGGTGAGAACGATGGGCTACGCCTACAGTAAGGTCAATATTTCCCAAACTTTTGCGTAACCTAACCTCGCCCAGAGTGTATTTAAGGTCTATTAGTCCGTCATCTACATAGGAAGCTCTTGCTGTGTAGTTGTTTGATATATAACGAACTTTATATTCTTGTTGTTTAAACTGTATACCTCTATTTCGGACAGAAGAGTACTCAAATAAGTATTCTAATCCAGGAGCGTTAGATATTGTAGCGTAATCACTACTCTCATTTTCTGAGCCTGTATAAAAATTACCCTGCTTTACTTGGTAGTCAAACCTAGCTATCTTTCTTAACCCTATAGTTAAGTTGTAATTAGGCTCACTAATTTGTGTAACCTCTACTAGTTGCCCTGAACCAGCTACACCATCAACAATAAAAGATTGATTTTCTACGAAAGGAGCTCCAGTAGAAAGACTTGCATAGAAGGTAGAAAAACGAAACACCTGAGCGTTAGCTACAGATGTTATTAATAGTAATATATATAAAGCTTTTTTCATTTTTTAGCAAACTTTTCAACCCCTGATATTCCGAATGAACCAAGAACAACCCATACAAATGAGTTATATACATATTCGTTTATAACAAGGTCAGTGCCAACCCATCCTGTTACGAGGTCAGCAATCATAATTAAGCACATTATAGCAAACGCTATAAAGCCAACAATAGCCTTCTCATTCCAGTTATTATCGTTCTTAAATATTTCCATTATCTTCTATAATTAACGTCACGCTTAGTTTTTGTAGCTTTTACATAACCACCTCTACCTCTGTTAGCTCTACGCTCGTAATAATATTTGTTTACATACCTTTTAGCTTTAGTTGCAGCTTTGTCTGCAACACCAGAGCTAGTTCTTCTTAGCCCTAACATTTGTATAAACAATAAGCATTATTTTCTAAACATATAATAGAGGTTATATCTGCATAAATAACTGTTCCTGCAGGAAATTGAACTCCTGTAACAAAACTACTATTTGCTGCTAAAAAAGTTTGAGGAGTACAATCTGTTACAAATTGTACCGCATAATAAGTTCCCGAATCAGCTTGTTCACCAACAGGAGTAGATGCTTCTTTTATCATTTTAATGCCAGCTGAGGCATTTTGTCTGTTAAATAAATCTGTAATTGAAGGCATTTTTTTTAGTTTTAAGTTGTTGTAAATATAATTATTTTTATTTTGTTTATGAACCGCATGCTTCGCAGTCATCATTATCAATGCTACAAGCGTCAGGTTGTTCTTGTTCCTCTAAGTCAACTAACCAGCTATCCCATTGGAGTCTAGCAATTTCTTCGTTTTTCTCTTTTTCGTCTTTATTAGTCTGCATTTACTTTGAAATTACCGTACATCCATGTTTGAGTAGATGTACCTTTTGTTAATACTAATTTATGTTTATATGTACCAGGATTAATTGAACTATTAGTTGTTGATATGGCTATAGATATTTTTCCAGTATCATCTAATGTACCGCTACCACCCACAGTATTACTAATACCACCACCATTCGTAAGAGTTATTGCGTTACTATGATTGTTGTCATAAACAGTAAAAGTTGTTGTATACCCTGTAAGGTTAAAAGCAACTCCACTACTATCTGTTATAACTAGATTAATAACTGAGCTGTTATTTTCTCTAACCACTATATCTATTTTCTGAGATATATCTGTATTTATTGTTGCCATATTATTTTTTATTGTGCAGCATCATACTCTGCGCTAGATGCACCTGTTCCTAAACCGTTATTGTAATCCCACTCCACTACTGTAGAAACGTAAGTATACCTACTACCTGAAGTTAAATCTGAATCATCTTGTATAGATAAAGTTATAAGCTCTCCAGATTCAAAGTGTTTAGCATTATCAAACACATAATAAAATACATGATTATCATCTGTGCTTTCAATTGCAACTGCTTCCACTTCTTCCTCAGTCCAATTACCAGTAGTAAACTGAGAAGCATTAGGACCAAAAGTATGTATACCTATAGTTCTATTCCCACTACCACTTAAAGATGAACACCTCATTGTTACAGATACTATTCTACCATCGTAAGGAGCCACCATAGCTGCTTCTTCTTGGTATATAGTAGTTTGCTCATCTGTATCCCTCCAAGGAAGGTAATGTTTAGTTGTACCTAAATCATCTATAAATGATTGTTGGTATATTTGCCTTTGCTTACCTGTTATTATACCAGGAAATGTAGCATTACCTACTTCATCTATTCTTCCTATTTCTACAGCTCTAGACTTAAATAATACAAGACTGTTTAATTCATCTCCATCTGCATCTATGACTATATTTACATCTCCATCTGACGATACAATTACATCAGCATCAGTTGTACCTTGAACACCTTTAGCTACATTAGCCGTTGCAGCGTTACCAGTTGTATTCTGATTTAACGTAGGTACATTATTTGCGTGTATAGTACCTGTACCATCTGATGTTAAATCTACAGGTATAGCAGGTTTATTAAGTATTTGGTTATCTCCACTTGAAGAGTTCCAATCACTTTGTACATTAACTTCTGCACCTGAGGCTATACCATTTAATTTAGTTTTATCTCCGTTAGCAAACGCACCTTCGCTTGGTGGTTGTTGCGCTGAGTCTGCTTTAGCTCCTTGTGCTGCAGTAGCGTAATCAGCAGAAGAAAAAGCCTTTACTTGTGCTAAATTTGTTACTTCAGAATCCATTAACGCTCCAGCCGCAGTAACATTAGTCGCATCAGTAACGTCAGCAGATGCTTCAATACCATCAAGTTTATCATGGTGTGCAACAGACATAAGGCCATCAGCTACACCTGTAGCTTCAGAATATGTAGTGTTATTATCTGTATAGTTTGATGCGTGTATGTTAGTACTTCCTTGGTCTACAGTCCAATCTATAGCATCATTTGCTGATATAGTATCTAGCTTTGCTCCGTCAGCAGCAACATCTCTACCGTCTACAGTTCCCGACAGTGTTAAATTACCGCTTTGGTCTAGTGAAGCTATAGTAGAGTTTGATGTGCTTTTAAAGTCTAGCGTTGTATTAGATTTTATCTGAAGAGCATCTGAGTCAGGACCTGTTAATGTAGCAGGAGATGACCCTTTAAGTTTTAAGTTATGAGCTTTTACTTCACCATCTAAATCTGCGTTAGATGATATTTTATCACCAGTTACACTTCTTGATTGATACTTAATAGTACTAAGAGAGTTATTTGCAATCTTACCCTCAGTAATAGTAAAGTCTTCAATCTTATCTCCTTGAAGAGTACCATCAGATATAAGCTCTTTAGTTATAGTACCTGCTTGTATATGTTCAGCTCCAATAGCGTTATCTGCTATTTTATCTCCTGTAACTGCGTCATTTGTAATCTTTACTGTAGTTACTGAATTAGTTCCTAATTTAGCAGAAGTTATTTGTTGGGCCCCTATATCATTAGTTGCTATAGTAAAGTTTAATATTTTATCTGAAGTAATAGCATCGTTTGCTATTTTAGCTGTACTAATAGAGCCATCTTGAACGTCTGTTTCTCCTGGAATACCTTGAGGTCCAGCAACACCTATAGTGCCTGTAGCAACTACAGTTATAGTAGGAGCTATTAATGCAGAACCAGAAAGAGTTCCATTATCTACCGTAGTAATATTTATGGTAGGGTCGGATTTAACCTTAAGATTTATATCTATTACAGTATTAGACATTACAAGTCTATAATTTTAAATTTACCATACATAACTGTATTGGTTTGAGCGTCTGTTGACTCTGTTACATATAACTTATATTTATAAGAACCAGCTCTTAATGTCATGTGAGAAGCGGGGGAGTCTATAGTAAGTACAGCTGTAGAACCAACTACAGTTATAATTTTAGCTGCAACATATCCTGTACCCCAACTAGAACTTAAAGAGTTAAAACCCAAAACCATTTCATCATTTACATTATATACTTCCATATAAGCAACGTAATCAAGACCTGCCTCGCTTACTATATCGTATATAGTACCATCAGTGTTGGTTAATGTTATTTCTAAATAAAAAGAATCATTCTTCCTTGCGGTAATGTCTATTTTTTGTGCAATATCTGCTGAAAGTTTACTAGCCATTATATGTTATTTATTTTAATGCTAATTTAACATTTTTTTTTGACACTACTTTTACTGTAGTACCCTTACCAGAGGCAGTTACTTTAATTGAATTAACTTTTAGTTTCATCGTGTAATAGTGTATATAATAAATTATTGTATATTTCTAAGTCTGCATCACTAATATTTATAGAGCTTACTTCTATCTGAGATAAATTTACTGCAGTTGTAGCGCTACCTGAAACGGTGAGAGGAACTGTGTTGTCACTATCATCAGTTAAGTGATAAAATACTGTCTCGTTAGCTGTAAAGCCATCTTTTGCTAACGTCAAAGAGTCATCAAGAGGAGCGCTAAACACATAACTTTTATTTGGTAAGGTAACGTCTTCATTATACTTTAAAGTGGCAGAGCTTGCGTGTTCTGCTCCTGCAGAGTCTTTTAGTTTTATATCAAAAGATATGCTATGTTGAAATTGTTGTATACTATTAAGTATACCAATATAGCTGTTATTATTATTACTATGACCAATCACTTGAAGCATGTTGAAATTTAAAGCTTCTCCACCTTCATAAAAAGCCTCCCAAAAAGCTCTATATCCTTTATGTATATAAAACTCTAAAGGGCCGTCTGTTAGGTTGTTTATTATACCTAGTTTAAATTGTGTTAACGCAGGAGTCTCAAGGGTATTGAAAAAGGTATACAATACATTAGGTTTAAAAACAATCTGAAAATCAGAACCACTAGAAGTTACGGCATCTACCTTATCTGGCATTGTAATAGGGTCAGCAGCGCTAGATGTTACCCTAGCAGATGCATTAGCCACCCTAACAGCATTTAAAGTTCTTGTCCTTGAAAATTTACCTTTTCGCCTTCCCATACCTTTACATTGTTATTTCTACGCTTCCTGAACTACTTGCAGCCCCAGGAGCTAATTTTACTTGATACCCCTGACCAGCAATCATTGGGCCTATTCCGTCAAACCCCCATTGAGGTAAATAAGCATTACCTAAGTTATCTTTTACAACTATTAACGTACCATGTATAGTGGCATCATTTAAAAGATAAAGAACATTACTATAATCGGAGTTGGTAGCACCATTAAACACCTGCGGCCAGGTTGGGTGTTCAAGCACCTCTGATGAGAAAGCATCAACAGCAGGTAATGGATTCCCTATTAAATTCCAATTATTTGCAAATGTAACAATACCACCGTAAGCCCTATTGCCATCAGCATCTGCTACACTTAAAGGATTTCCTTTAAAGGTGAAGGCTTGCGCTTCAACTAATTTTATTTGATAACCTTGACCATTAACAAAATCTCCAATTCCATTAAATCCCCATTCTGGAAGCCAAGCTTGACCAAGATAGTCTTTAAGTACAATAATGTTATCTTCAGAAATTTCTTGAGGAGCAAGAACGTCACTAACACTTTTAGAGTTTTTAAAAGTACCGTCAGAGCCATCATAAGCACCATCTACATCTATACTTATACTAAAAATATTCCAACCCGCGTTATAAGTATAACTATGCACTTCAGAGTAATCTGAAGCTGACATATCTTCTTCGCCTGCACTTCCTACAATACTAGGAAAAATTATATCTACACTTGCGTATGAAGATACTATATTTGGAGCTGAATAAGTTAAAGGGTATATAGCGTTTTGTCCTTCTACATCGGATACTTTTAATATTGGAAAATTTGGCATATCATGTAAAGCTAAATATATTACTAGTTTCTACTCCATTTATAGAAAAAACTATATCTGGATACGTCTTCCAATCAAATTCTGATATTGCAAATGCATTCTGCACAGCACCAGTTAAACCAATGTTAAAGTGCAAAAAAGGGGAAGCTGGAGTAGTGTATTTTATAACTAATTCAGCATTATATATATAATTAGCTGGTGAGTGTGGTGCAAATAATATCTTAAATAAAAGAGTTTGATTAGAACTCGAAAAAGGACTTAAGGTTACGGAATTAACTAAACTTATATTGTTTACAATACCCGTTATAGGTATTAAAGGGGTTGCAGGCCAAGGATATTCATTAGAATTTCCTATAAAACTACCTCCACTTTGCTGGCTTTGCGGTATATACCAATTAAATTTAGAATAATCACTAAATGTTGTATAGTTCATATCAGGAATCACACATCCTGAATGTATAGTTACATCTACATCTGTAATATTTTTAATTTCAAATTGCGCATACCTAGCAGGTGTTGGCCCTAGATTCAATCCAGAGCCATTAAACACACTTGCTACGCATTCAACAGAACTAGGCATATTAACCTATACTTATATTCCCGAAGTCTATAGTCGAACCACTTGTAGCTGCATCACCCTCTACATCAGCTGTAATTATCTGAGCATTATTAGAAACGGTTGTTTTAAATAAGTATATAGACTCATATAGTCTAATACCATTTGTGTCGTAATCAGTAGCTGATAAGACTTCAAACGCACTATTAGCGGTGTTATAATACCTGTGGTTATAATAATCTGCAGGCATAAATACAACTCTCATCCAAGACTGATAATTACCATAAGAATTTGCTGCAGTTGTAGCAAAAGGAATTTCCATCTTTATACTTAAAGTTGGACATACTTTAGTACCACCAACCATAGTTAAATTACTCACAGTTGTAAGTGTATCTAACTCTAAAGCAGAGTCACTATCTAAAACCTCAATATAGTTGACTGCTGAATTCGGAGCATAAGCGCCAAATCCCCAGCCAGCTTGCGCGTCTTTAGCAAGATTTTCATAACTGTAATCACCATCTGTTATAACTTGCATATCAGCTTTGCGATGACTTGCTTGAGAAAGAACTCCAACTGCGTTTTGTCTTCCTAAATTTTTATAATAAGTTGTTGGATTTGTTGTATACCATTTAGTTGAATCACCAATAACAGTAGAGCCGTCAGCATTTGGTGTATAAAACGCATATTTTGTGTTAAACGATGGTGTCCCTCCTGTTCCGTGAATGTTAGCATCTACACCTTGTATAGAGATAGAAAGAACAGGGCTGTTAGAGTTTGTGTTTGGTTTAAACCCTAAGTCAGCTGAGCCATTATTTGTTAGTCCATTTATATTATAATCATACATACCAGAGTTAGTTCCAGTTTCTATACTATGTAAGTATAAAATACTATCTCCTGGATTAGTTAAAATAGCTCTACCAAAAGCAACATACTTACCTGAACCATCGTCTGCTGCGACTGCATCTGGCAGCACATATATATTATTGTTTGGTATAAAATCTCTTAGATTTTGGTTATCACTTTTCTTTACATAAGGAGTATACGTGTTATAAGACTTATTCCCCTTAAAGTATAGTGTTTTACTACCACCTTGATGCTCAGCAGCTATAGCAGTATCTATTTTAAACGCAGTAGCATTTGTTATCGTAGACACTTTACCCAAATAAGCCCCATCTTCATCATTTAAATAAACTTTCATACCAACAGTTACATAGTCAGTATTGCCTGTAATGTGGTCAGCATCAGAAGCACTACCGCTATCTAAAGTAGAAGACCCTTGTATATGTGTTTCTGGGTAAGATAAACCTGTAGTACTACTTTCGCTATTAGTACCTTTACCAACCGTATCTACAAAAGCACTCCAACCAGTAGTTGTAGAAGAACCAGAAAGTTGTATAGAAGAGTTTTCGTTTGTATAAACTCCTCCTCTATGCCCCGAATACATTGTTCTAACACCCATAGCTGTACTAAGGGGGAAACTACCAGTAGTATTGCTAATTGAAGCGTTACTAGCATTGTACCAAGTCGTTACTGCTGTTTTATTAATAGTACCATCCATGACACTTGTAGTACCATCCGCAGTGCCTACTAGATTACTCAGCTGCGTATATATACCTGAAGGAAAAGAAGTATTAACACCAACGTTTTGTACTGCTAAATCAGGGTAGCTAGGTTTTAATTGATATTTCAAAGTGTAATAATTATCACTTATAGGCATGTGTGGATAATTGCCATTTGGATTCCATCCGATAGAATCATTTACATTAGCTGACAAAGTGGTACTAGCTACACCCCAATCGTTAAGGAAATCACTAGATAACTTAGAATTAAGATGTAGTCCCAAGTTAATACCTTCCCAAAGCATTTCTTGGGTAGTTTTTATATTACACTCATACCAGAATGCCACGTCTTCAGTGTCTTTATTAGAAAAATTAAAAGCAGTAAATGCGTTTGTAACAAAAGAACCAGTACCGTCATTTGCAGCTGTAATAGCATACTTTGTTGGTTGAAGCATTAATGTCTCTAAATTACTGGGTAACAGCGCAAAGGCTCCTGAATTACCTCCTGGTGTAAATGAAACGTCTGAGCCGTTATCATCTCCTGAAGTTGCTCTTGCCCAATTATTCCAACGAACATTAATAATCAATTTAATTGAATTTCCATTTAAAGCTACACCATCTAAAGAATCCAACTGAGGTGGTGTAATACCAGAACCTGCAGCTAGTCTATTAAATCCTACGGATTTATTAGTTTGGTTATATGGTATTGTCATTCTTTCATAAATACCAGCCTTTAACACAAACATAAAGTTTTTCTGAGCAGCTGTATAATCAAACGCATCACTGTCAAATTGAACTCCATAAACCTGACCAACAGCAAACTCATTTAAATCATAATTATTTCCTACTAATTGAGTGCTTGGGTCAATCATTCTTCTAGTACCTGTATAAAAACCAGTATTAGGGGCATAGTAACTTACGTCTTTATATAGATTTATATTAGTGTTGTCTGGCTCTAAACTAGTATAAGTTGATGTTAATGCATAAGTACCGTCTATCACACTTTCATAATCTTGAGCGTTTACCACGTTATACCATCCTGAAGCAGTACCTCCTATAAATTGTTGACCTAAATTATAAAAATTCAAACCAGAAGTGGCTGTTAACGCAACGTCGCCACCTAAAGCTAGAGAACCACTAGTAGAACTTACATCAGAAGTAGTCCATTCAAAATCTGCTCCTACTTGGGTACTTACATCGCTAATTTCAATATGATTTTGAGTAGCCCCAACATGAGCTTGCATAAGTCCTATCGTCTTTGCTGTACCATAATATCCTAAATCTAAAGTACCATTATCGGAAATTGTTTGTACAGGGGTAAAAACGTCAGCAGTTAAAGTACCTAACTTAGCGTTAAGAACAACGTTATTAAAAGACTCAGATTGTAGGTTGATAGTATGAACGCCTATATTTGAGCTTATACTTATTGATGTGTTAGAATTTGATGCCTCTACGTTAGTCGGATTATACTGTACTATAAACGCCCCATAAGAATTAGCTGGAATACTATTCGTTACTAAGTTTGCAACTGTATATATAGGAATCGTTCGTCCAGTAGTTCCTAATTGAGGGTTGTTAATTACATCTGCATCTATATTTGCATTATTCGTAAGTTTAAGAAACATATTAGCAACATGAGCTGTACTATCGCCATCATCTCCAAATAACGGAGTCGCTGTAGGGTTGCCTAAAATATTAGCTCCAGAAGCTTGATTCTCTGGTTTCCCCATAAATATTTTACTCGATGAAGTATACGGATTCATTGTAAATGAACCTATTGCTGTATTATCAGCAGTTGCGTTACTAATACCGTTTGTTAGCTTTATTTCACTAATGTTTAATAAACTACCAGCAACGCCTGTGTTTTTTACAACAATAACAGCGTAGGCCGCCTGAGCACTATTAGAAGTGTTTTGGAATGTGTAAACATCAAATATTTCCTCTTCACTGTTATTATCTAAATCATAAGTGTTTGGATTTACCCCACCTGCAGCAGAGTGATTATTTCCAGAAATTAATGGGTAATGTGCCATTTTATATTAATTTTAAATAAGTTGAGTCCGATTCGAACCATATTCTTTTAGCTGATTCTGTATTAGGTATACAAAAACCTAAAGATTTTACCCAATGTCCTGAAGTGGATGTTGGTGTGGTATCTAAATTACCACTTGAATTTAAATATAATGTTCTTCCAGCAGTCCAATTAGTTATATTAGACGCTGAATTACTAAAATCAAAATAACCTTTATGTAATAAAGTTAATGTAGTTCCTGTATAAGACAGAAACAGCATCAAGTTGTTATACGCTCCACCCGAAGTCGAAGATAAGTTAATTTTTTCTAAAGTTGAACCATAAGAATTAGCAGTTCCTGATGTATCAGAAGCAAAATAAACTATATCTCCAGCTACTAAAGTCGCTAAATTAAGAGTTCCTGTGCTTTCAAAATTAGGAAAAACATACTTAAAGCCATCAAGCTCTCTAGCTATTTGACTATAAGGAAGAGAACCCATAGTAACATTAACTGCACCAGCTAAATCAAAGCTTCCAATGTTAGCCTCTCCTGCAGTATTTGTTAAACTATATATCTCTTTAGGTACGTGGGTGAATTGATAATTGTTAACGGGTTGAGGTTCAAATACATCCGTAGTAGCTGCAGTTGGTGATATTGCAACATTAGACGCAGACGTTGTAATATTTAACGTCTGTGATGCTGTTGATACTGATATAGCTACTTCTGTTGCCATTATATTTGTGTTATGTCAGCTCTTAATGTAAACTTCCCATACAACCATGTTATATACTCTATACTTCCTCCGTCAGGATACTTGTAAACTTGAAAATCATAATTGTATTCTCCAGATTGGAAATCAATATTGTTATAAGGAACATTAACTGTTACAACTCCTGATGTTGGATGAAAATATATAGCAGCGCCAGTTGTTGTACCCCCTGTGTAAAAACCTTCTTGATTAGCTTCAGGTGTTCTATCTTTAGGGTGAGTACCATCATAAGAGCTACCATGTTCTTGCTCATCTCTCCAATAATCACTAAAAAAACTTATAACTTTATCTCCACTAGAATTAACAATAGTCATTTTTCCTTGATAAGAAGGACCAGCTCCCCCGCTTGCAGCAGGGAATGCTACTACAGAACCTGCAGAATCCTTAACTGTAAGTATCATTTTAAAGGTATCATTCCTTCTAGCAGTTATGTCTAGATTTACTGCAACGTCTGTATTTAAAGTAGTAGCCATGTTTTATTATTTATACAAATATACGATTTATAGTGATTGTTTTTTTTGTTAATTTAAAGCCCTTTGTTTTTTATTCTTATTAGCCTCTAATTGTAAAGGCTTTCTAAGAGGGGCTGGTAATAACCTTGCAAAGTGTGCTACAGCTTTTAAGTCTCCTTTGTCTCCATACTTAGCCTTACGCTGGTATTCAGTTTGTTTTGCTGTATGATAAAGAGCAAGAGCTAAATTTTCTATAGTATCTGTTGCAGGTATATTAGTCATGTAAGTAAGCTTTGGAACATTACCTAATAAAAGCATATCTCCTAAAAGCTTTTCAAACAATTTAGCAGTTTCATCTTCTGGTTCGTTGTCGTCACTACCAGCTATAGCTATAGCGTATAGTAAAGAAGCAACCATAATACCATTAGTTCCATAGAATACTCTCATTACGGCTTCACGTTCGTGTGGCTCAAAGTTTTCATTAAGTTCTTTCTTAAACTCACTAAACTTCCACAGTTTACCTTCCTTATGCATTCTTTGTATAAACTTTCTAGCCCCTATTATTGAACCCATACGTAGACTACCTAAGTCATCTACATCTTCAGATTTAAACCTGTCAGCTAAGAAGGTTGGAAACCATCTCTTAAATTGCATAGCCATTGTACCAAGAGAGAATAGCTGTATGTAACGCACATCAGTTTCAGAATACCCTCTACCTTGTACATCAATTACTTTTCTTTCTAATTCAGCTACATCTTGCTGCGTTAACCTATCCTTTTCTTCTCCATTAAACTGAAGGTCTCCATTCTTATCTATGAAATATCCATCCCATTGTTCTTGAGTTAGTTGACCTAAAAATTGTGCTTGTTGTATCCAATTCTCTGCAGCTACCATAGGATAAAATACAAGAGAGCTTAAAGAACTAGCACCTAAACCTTCAGCTAATTCCTCTGCGCGATATGTAAGTATACCTAGTTCGTCAATCATCTTACGAGCTTTAAGCCTAGCTTGATTATCGTAAACCTTGTCACTGCTTAATCCCCAATATCTAGCTTCACCTTTTATTAAGGCTTGACCACCAGCTTGTCTATAGGCATTATACTTACCAATCAACACGTTACCTTTTGCAGCAGGAATATTAAATCCTAATGCAATATACATAGTCCATTGAGTGAAGAAGTTAGCTAGAACTTGCTCAGGCTGTCTTCCTAGTATCTTTATGGTACTATCGCTCAGAGTAAGATTTTTTTCCTTAATAAGGAAACCTTCTTTTACTACTTTTTGTAAAAACTTTCTAGCGTTTATATGATTATCTCCAAGGCTTGACATGGCAGCATCTATCTCAGCAGTCTTATCATTAAATCCTGAGAACGCCAGCTTGTAATCCTTAAGACTTGCATCTCCTTCGTTTGACTCTATACGCTTTAATCCAGAGTATCTAGAATCAGCAACTTCTTCGTCGCTTATGTAAGAGTGCTCTAAAGCTTTATCGTCTCCAGCCCATGAAAGAGTATTCCAAACCTTAGTTTTAGGGTCATAGAACATATTACCATGCAAGAACATAAAGTCTCTTACGTAAGTGTTCAAAGCCTGATGTATATTATGAGTGGCTAAGTAACCAGAAGTCATAGAACGAGAGTGTACATATCTGTTAACAGCTTCTTCAGATTCTAAAGCCATAACATCATTAACTGGTGATGTTACGTTTATATCGTTATCGTTGTCGTCTTTCTTGTTGTCCCATAATTCTTGAGCTCTTTTCTGTATAACTCTATAAGCTTCAACTCTTTGAGCTCCAGTCATAACTTGTTTACTATTACCCTCTGTAGAAACCATTCTAACCCCACCTTTAACTTTTTGTGGTCTAGATATTTTAAACGACTCTCCTGGAGCGTGCATAAAGATAGCCTTCCAACTAAAGTAATCTAAAGTGTCTGTTTCACCCGTTATAGGATTAACCCCCTTAATCATTACATCAGAAAGCATTTCATCACCCTTAAACATTTGGTAGTACATACCAAACAAGCCTCTTCTATGGTAAGTCTCCCAAGTACTAGCGTTTATGTTAGCAACATAGTTAGCTCCTTTAGTCGTCTTATATAAGTTTTTAGCTTTTATTAACTCTTTGTAGAAGTTTGTATACTTAACATACATTTCTATATACTCTTTCTCAGACTGATGTAAACTAGCATATTTCTTACCGTTTCTTTTTAAAGATATAGTGTTTCCATACTTACCACTTTTATTAAATAAGTCTGGGTCTAATTCTAAGTTTGACTTATCTCTGTAGGTAACTTTACCTTTCTTGTCTGTAACCTTTTCAAGCCCAGTATAA